ATGATTATCGTCAACATGTCAGAATAGGCGATACGTTGCGCATGCTAGCCCGGTATCCTGAGGACGGTACTTGGTCTTGCACTGTTTCAATTTTAACCGCGCTTGGCGCCACACCAACTGACACACAAGTTTTGTCTGCCTATACCGGCAATCGTGTGCAGGGTAGAAAGTGGGATTTAAGTGCTGATTACGATACTTCCGGCCTAACCGCTAACACGACTTACATTGCGTCGGCCCAGTTAACTAACGGATCTAAAACTGTTGAGACAAACCAAAGCTTTCGCGTACTACCGCAAGGTGCATAATGGCAGAAACAAGAGCACAACTTAATCGCAAGGTCAGACAAGAAGCGCTTAGAGAGCAATTAGCGGAGCAATGTCGTGTCCAGCATATTATTGATAATATTAAAAAAATAGAGGATCTGGACGCGTCTAGTGATACTTTTCAAAATGAGGTCTTAAAATATAAGACTTCCAACGAGCAGCGGCTTAAACTTATTAACAAATACTTGCCTGATTTGAGAAATACAGAGCTTACGGGCGATGGCGGAGAAGATTTAGAGGTATTTCACATTGTCGAACTTGCAGCGCCGGAAGATCAAGGTGGAGATCCCGCCTAAGCTAATACCTGTTTTTACCAAGTCGGCATTATATCGTTGTGCTTACGGTGGAAGAGGATCAGCAAAGACGCGAACGTTTGCCAAGATGGCGGCGCTAAAAGCGTATCAATTAAGCAAAGCGGGAAAGCGCGGGCTGATTGTTTGCGCTAGGGAGTTTATGAATTCCTTGGCCGACAGTTCGTTTGCCGAAGTTCGAGAAGCGATTTTAAGCGAGCCTTGGTTAGCCAAGCATTTTGATATTGGTGATCGTTACATACGCACAATTGATAAACGGATAGACTTTGCATTTATCGGTTTGCGTCATAACTTGGATAGCATTAAGTCTAAGTCAAAGATTTATATACTTTGGGTTGATGAGGCTGAGCCTGTTAGTGAAATTGCATGGGAAAAGGCGGACCCAACAGTTAGGGAAGAGGGCTCAGAGATTTGGGTAACTTGGAATCCTGAGAGGAAAGTCAGCGCGACACATAAACGTTTTAGAGAAAACCCGCCGGAAAACTGTATTTGTGTTGAAATGAATTGGCGAGACAATCCATGGTTTGATAAAACAACCTTGCCTGCCAAACGGTTAAGTGACCAAAAAAGACGTCCAGATCAGTATGAGCATATTTGGGAAGGTGGCTTTAGAAATATCATTGAAGGTGCTTATTTTGCTGAAAGTTTAAGACTAGCAAGAGAAGAGGGCAGGATCAGTAAAGTTTCCTTAGACCCACACATGACGATACGTTTATTTGCGGACATCGGCGGGACCGGTGCAAAAGCAGATAATTTTGTTTTTTGGGTCGCACAATTTGTTGGGTTGGAAATAAGAGTTATTGATCACTATGAGGTACAAGGTCAACCGATTGGACATCATTTAAATTGGTTGCGAACCAGAAAGTATACGCCAGAAAAAGCACAAATATGGTTGCCTCATGACGGCGCCAGCAATGACAAGGTCTACGATGTTAGTTATGAGACAGCGTTTAAAAAAGCGGGTTACGAAGTGACAGTCGTTCCTAATCAGGGGCGCGGTGCTGCAATGGCAAGAGTGGAAGAGGTTAGACATTTGTTTTCCTCGATATGGATTAATGAGGAACGCTGCAAGCCTGGCTTAGATGCATTAGGTTGGTATCATTCTAAAAAATCCGATGATGAGCGCGAAATGGATTTAGGTCCGGAGCATGATTGGTCTTCGCATTCGGCTGATGCATTTGGGTTGATGTGTATTGCTTACGAACCGCCCACAAAACCGTTACAATACAAAGAGCCTAACCTAAATTACGGAGCCTCAGGCGGATGGATGTCCTAGACGAAGCCCTAGAGCGCTTTAAGCAAGCCGAATCCCACGAGCAGGAAAACCGCTTATTAGCGGAACAAGACTTTGCCTTTTTGACGCCTGACGGCCAATGGCCGGAAGATGTGAGGCAGCAAAGAGAGCGCCAGGGCCGACCCTGTTTAAGTATCAGCCGAATCCCCCAGCATCTTTCCCAAGTCATCGGTGACGCACGACAAAATAAACCTGCTATTAAGTTAATGCCGGTCGACGACGATTCCGACCCTAAAAAAGCAGAAGTGCTTGAGGGGATTATTCGGCATATTGAAAGTTCGAGCGATGCCGATGTTGCCTACTTATCGGCGCTGGAGCACACAGCCAGTGGCGGGTTTGGACATTGGCGAGTGCTTACAGAATATTGTGATGAGACCACGTTTGATCAAGACATCAAAATTAAACGAATTCGCAATCCCTTTTCGGTTTATTGGGATAACAACGCGGAAATGGTGGATAAGTCCGATGCTCACTGGTGTTTTGTCACCGAATGGATAACCACGGAAGAGTTTGACCGGAGATACCCAAAAGAAAAAGGGGAGGTCCGGGATTGGTCATCGGATCACGTTAGGCAGCTATTTGGGACGTGGTTGGATTCCGATAAGCGTGTCCGTGTGGCTGAATACTGGTGTAAAAAACAGGAGAAGTTTACGCTATCCCAGATTGAGGACGGATCCATTGTTGAAGGGAGTGTTAAGAGTGCGATTAGAACGCGCGAAAGTTACCGCACGAAAGTTGTCCGTTATGTGTTAAGTGCTGACAAGGTTATTGAGGGCCCGCAAGAATGGCCTGGGAAATACATTCCCATCGTTTCGATATTTGGACCCGAAGAATTTTATAAAGGGCGCTTCCTATATCGGTCCGTTCATCGATATGCGAAAGACTCACAAAGAATGTATAACTACTGGCAGACCTCGATCACTGAAAAGATTGCTCTCGCGCCGAAAGTTCCCTTTGTTGGCACGGTTGAACAATTCAAAGGGGTGGAACGTTTTTGGGACAACATAAACAACACCAATAAAACCTGGGTGCCTTATAACGCAGATGCCAAGGCTCCCGGTCCACCTATGCGCAGCTCTCCGGCAGATGTGAATGTCGCGGAGATTACGCAAGCCAATCAGTGTATTGATGACATCAAGGCTACAATGGGGATGTACGATGCGGCCCTTGGCAATCGAAGCAATGAGACATCGGGTCGGGCCATTTTAGCGAGACAGCGCGAAAGCGATGCGGCAACTTTTGCTTGGATTGATAACTTAGCAAGGGGCATTGAGCACACCGGCAGAATTTTAGTTGACCTTATCCCAAAAATTTACGACTCGGAACGTGTGGTTAGAATCGTTGGCGAGGATGATTCGCAGAGTTTAGCCAAAGTGAACGAGGTGCAATACACGGATGTTATGCAGGGTACGTACGTAATCAATAACGATCTTTCGGTTGGTAAATATGACGTGGTTGTCTCCGTTGGCCCGAGTTACGCGACTAAGCGGATTGAGTCGGCTGAATCGATGATGCAATTTATCCAAGCGTATCCAGCGGCGGCGAATGTTGCAGGTGATCTGATCGCGAAAAACATGGATTGGCCGGGTGCTGATGACATTGCCAAGCGATTAAAAACTTTGTTACCTCCACAAATTCAAATGGCGGAAGCGTCACCAGAAGAGCAACAAGAACTCCAAGCCATGATGGGCCCAAGCCCAGAGCAACAGATGGAAATGAAAAAGCTGGAAAATGACTCGATGAAAGTCCAGCTTGACCAAATGAGGCTTGAGATGGAGGGGCTTAAATCGAAAATGACCGCGCTGAAAACCGAGGAGGAGGTTGAGGGTTTGCAGCTCGACAATGCTAAAAAAGCGATTGAACTCCAATATCCTGGATTTGAGACGCTGATTAACGGGATCGTCCAGCAAAATTTACAGCCTGAAACTCCAAAACCGTAGGACGGTATTGTTAAAATTACACAAAAAACGTTATACTCATCCTATCGGCCTAGCCGTCCAATTCGGAGACAACCGTAAATGTCAGAAATTGAAACACCCGGTCAAGAGACCGCCCAAGCCGCTGAAGAAGAGGAATCGGCAACCTCAACCGGTGAAGTCGAAGAAACCGAGGAATCGGGAACCGAGACTAGAGATTCCGCCGAAAAGCCCCGTAAACAGACGGCGGCAGAGAGAATCGCAGAGCTAACCGCTTATCGACGCAGTGCAGAGCAAGAGCGCGATTACTGGCGGCAGCAAGCTATATCAAAACCGCAAGAGCCGAAAGCAGAGCCTAAGCCTGATTCGCCACCCCCGACACTTGAGGGGATGGATTACGATCAGGAGAAGTACCAAAAGGCAATGGACGAATGGGTAAATGCTCGTGTTGAAAAAGCATTTTCAGAGCGCGAGCAAAAAAACCAGACGGAACGGCAACATCAGGAAGCCGCTGAACGTCAGCAAGCTTTTCTGGAGCGGGGCGATAAATTTGCTGCAAAAACTCCGGATTATTTTGATATTGCTCATAATCCGCGACTGCCGGTAACCGAGGCGATGGCCGAAGTTATTCAGCTCTCAGAAACAGGGCCTGAAGTGCTTTACCATCTGGGAAAAAATCCAGATGTGGCCAGTAAAATTGCTCGCATGAGTCCAACACAAGCGGCGCTTGAACTTGGGCGGATTGAGGCGAGGTTATCTCTGCCCCAACCGAAAAAACAAACCAATGCGCCTGCTCCTATCAATGCCTTAAGTGGTAATGGGGAGACTGTTTTAAAAGATCCGGACCAGATGGATACGAAAGAATGGCTGGCCTGGAGGGAAAAACAATTGGCGTCTAAATAGGTAATCGGTCATGGCCAATGGTATTTTAACTCCCACTATGATTACGCGCGAAGCGTTGCGTGTACTCCATCAA